CGTCTTTAGGAAATTGCCCGACGTGCCAGCCGGAAGCCGCGCCCACGAAACGGAGTCGCGGTACAGGATGTCGCCGAAGGTAGCGCTCGCGATGGTGAGCTCGTCGAACGTCGGCCGGGCGTGAACGTGATCGACGCGCGCCGCGGTGACCGAAACGCCAGCAGTAGCCGAGGCCGCAAGCGCCGCGGGCGCCGTCGAGTCGAACAGCTGCCGGTTGCGCCAGACGGTCGTCGAGGCGTTGTACGCGATGATGTCGTTGTTTTGAACCGCGGTGATCGCGACGTCGTGGAGCTCCTCGAGCTCGAGCCCGTTCTGAACGTCAACGAAGATGATGCCATCCGCGGAGCCCGCCTTCTTTACGACGTAGCCAACGCGCACGCCGTGATAAGGCGCGACCGGCCGCACGTTGACCATCGCGCCCGGCGTCGTGGCTGAAAGCCAGAGCGTGTCGCCGTCGTTGTAAGCGTTCGTGTCGATGGCGCGCAGCAAGCCCTGCGTGATGATGATGCCGCTGCCGTTGTTGCCGATGGTCTGCGCGCAGAGCCCGAACGTCTGCGATGAGTTGGCGTCGTTGGTCGCGAGCGCGAGCGACGCCTTGAGGCGCGTCCCGCTCGAGCCGTCAACGCGGACAACTTGGCCCTTAGTGAAAGGCGATCCGCTTTGGTTGTACACCTGCGCGTGTACGTCCATTCCTAGGAGCGTATTGACCGAGGCGTTGAAGCCCAGTTCTCCGGTGGACTCGGTGGAGTTCCAGACGATCTTCGCCGTCGTGACCGCGACCGTGCTCGAGACGTTCAGCGCGAGGTAGTCAACCTGCGTGATCGTGTTCGTCGCGCCGAAGACGGAATCCACCGGGAAGTCGATTGGATCGCTGCCGCCGGTCTGGTGAGTCGAGGCGTGCGCGGTCGGAGTGCGCGAGTCGGACAGGCGCGCGTCGTTGGCCTGCACGGCCTTCAGCGCGGCGCTCTCGCCGGAGGTCGCGAAGGTCACCACGCCCGAGGCCGTCGTGGTCGCGGCCTGCTTGATGTTGGCGAAGGCAGCCGTGACGGACGCGACGTCGGTAAGGTTATTCGCGCCCAGCATATCGCCGCCGCCGGGGATCGTTTCCCAGAGCGTCGAAGTGCCATCGGTCTTGAGGAACTTGCCCGCGTTGCCAGTCTGCGAAGGCAGCGAGTCGCCGCCGCCTCCGCCGCCTCCGCCTGCACCGCGCGCCGCGATGACCGCCCACTTCGCGCCCTCGCGTCCGATGTTCTTGCGGCCCGGCGTGTCGTTCGTGTCCTCCAGCGCGAGGTACGTGGAGCCGTACCACGAGAAGAGATCGCCGCGCTGGGCGACCATCCCCTCGCGCCATTGCCCGCGGTACGAGTCGATGAGCGTCGGAGCCGCAGCCAGTTCCTGCTTCGGGATCGCCGCGTTGATCGCGTGCTGGATCTCAACGACCAGCCCGCGCTCGAGCTTCGCGATTCGTTCCTCCGCGGCTCCGGTCAGCGCGCCGAGGATGCGCGACTCGATCTGCTCGGCCGTGACGCCAATCTGTTTCTCCGCCTCGGTGAACTGCTGCGACGCGAGCGCGATGATCTCGCCCCGCACTTCCTCGAGCTTGGCGCGTGCGGCTTCAAGCGCGGCGTTGGTCCGCTGCTCGAACTCCGTCGTCTGCTGCGCGTGCATCTGCGCGAGCTCGGCGTTGTAGCTCTTGTACGATTCACGCACGAGCCGCGGCACCGCATCGACCATCCGGCCGTCGATCTCCTTTCGGATCTCTGGCACGGTCTTGCCCAGCTGATCCAGCAGCGAGTCGAGCGCCTTGTCGTGCTCGACCAGCAGTTGCGCGAACTGCTCCGTCCGCTGGCCGAGTTGCTCGTTGCTCGCGATGATGGCGTCGAGGACGCTGTGCATAGTCAAGAGGTGCGGGAGGCGTTGAGCTTGGCGCGACGCTCTGCGACGTTGGCGATGAGCGCGGACAGCTTGCCCTCGGCGTCGGTCTTCTCCGAGAGCATCCGGCGGGCGTCGGACAGCGTGACTTGCGGCAGCGGAGCCGGAACGGGCTTCGGCTCAAACCCGATGCGCTTCAGCGCCTGCTCGATCTGCGCCTCGGATCTCGCGTTCTGGCCGAGCTTCTCGCGCACGGCGGAAAGCTTGGTCGCCTTCTCGGCTAGCTTCTCGAGCGGCTTCTTCGCGCGATTGCGTCCAGCCTCGAGCGCCTCGCGCACGGTAGCCGGGCGGCTCATCTCCTCGCGGTCCATCTGCGCGGACTTCGCGCGCGCCCAGCTGGCCCCGGCGTCGCCGCCCCAGAGCGCCCACGCGATGCGACCGGCGGAAGGGAAACCGTCCTCGCCCGGGGAAAATCCCTCGCCCTTCTTGTCGACCTCGTGCCGCGCGAAGTAAGAGACCATCCGGCGCACGGTGTCGGGCGATAGCGACTTCTTGTTGCTGATGTCGCGAGCGCGGGCAACGCCGACGGCCGTGCCGCCGCGGTTGTGCTTCTCGCGCCACTCAAGCCCGCGCCGCGCTTCCTCGGCCATCGCGTCGGTGGGCGTTAGGTCGATGGCGGCGAACCGCGCAAGCTCGGAAGGAGTCGGAGGCTGATCGGGTTCTGAGTCCTCGGGAGGCGCCTCCGGTCCCTTGCCGGTCGTCGCGTTGACCGCATCGACCGCGTCCTCGGTGACGTTGGTGCCCAGCGCCGCGGCCATCGAGGGATTCGCGGGCAACTGCTGCGTGACCATACGGATCGAGGTCTCGGGGATGCCGTACTTCTCCGCGAGCTCGCCCACATACGCGGCCTCAGCCGCGATCTGATCCAAGCGCGTGAAGGCGTCGGTACCCTGCTCGGCCGCGATCTCCTGCAGCGACTTCGCGCCCTGCCGGTTCTCGTTGAGATTGGCCGCGGAGTCTCGGCCAACGTCGATGCTGAGCTTGGGCGGGAATCGCCATTCGCCGCGGGTCGCGCGCTTGAGCGCCTGCACGGGCGTCTCGCCGTCCTGCGTCGCGGGAGCCGGGATCTCGCCGCGAGCGATGCCGTCGAGGATCACCGCGTTCTTGATCGGGTCGAGCACCTTGTCAGTCAGCACGCCCTGATGCCGGGCGAAGACGCGATCCGCCGCGGCAAACTCCGCGCGCACGCTTGGCCCCTTGTAATTTTGGGTTCCGAAAAGCACGCCCTGCGGGATGCCGACCGCGATTGAGAGCTCGTGCATCAGATGCTCGACGAAGCCAGTAAAGGCCGTTGAAGGCCGCGCGGGCATCGTCTCCACTCGGTCCGCTTGGCCGAGGTACTTGATCATCCCGACCTCGCTCAGTTCGTTCTTCTGCACCTGCCCGTTCGGCAGCGTGTTCGCAGGCGACGGCGTGAAGAGGTTGCGGGAGTTGGCCGTGCCGCGGTCGGTGAAGACCAGCGCGGCCTGCTGACTGGCGAAGCGGACGCCCGCCTTCTCGGCTTGCAGGATCTCGTGCAGCATCCGCGCGGTTTGGATCGCCGCGTGAAAGTCGGTCACGCCGCGATACTGATCGACGCGAAACGGGTCGTAGTAGTGCGCGAAGTTGCCCGCGGGAACGTCCTCGGCGCCGAAGTACACGCCCTCCCGCGTCACGCGGTAAATCCGGTAGGCGACAGGCACGCCGAAGTCGTCAACGATAACGCCCTCGAAGTAATTCTCCGAGTTGCCGCCTTGATCGTTGGGGTTGCCGATGCGAGTTGCCGGGATCAGCTGAACCTTGAGCCCCTCGCCCACGCGGCGAATCACGAAGCCGCAGTCGCCATCAACGGGCCGGTTCTCCGCGGCGACCTGCACCATCTTGCGGAACGAGTTGCGCCCGGTGGCGTCGGCGGTCTTGCACCAATCGTGGAAGTACTCCGAGACCACGCGGTTGTAATCGCGGTCGCCCGTGCTCGGGGAGTACTCGGTCGGAGTGAGATAGTTGCCGAACTTGCGCGAGACCTCCTTAACCTCCGGCGAGTTTTCGACGAGGTTGCGCGCCTCCCACATCATCACGATCCGCTCGCGGACCGTCATCGACGACTCGCTCGGCTGGCCGTACTGCTGCGGCGCATAAAGCCGGTTAGTCTGCGCGGCGTTGTACGAGAACAGCGCGGCCTCGACCCGAGCCTGCATCCGCCGGAGCGCGGTGCCCGGCGCGACGACCTCGAGCGCGCGCTCGAACCACGGACGCTGCGAGATGACTTTTGCCGGGTCGAAGGTGTGCATTATCAGTTGCCGTTGAAGCTGACAAACGTCGTGTCGGTCGTGTTGCCGTTCTGGTATTCGATCGCGTCCACGATGTCGCCGAGCATCCGGTTGAGCGTGTTCAGATCGGCTCGGGTGACCGACTTGCCGTTGAGCGAATACGACGTATTCAGCAAGCACGCTTGGATCGCGTCCAGCACCTTGGTCTTCAGCACGCCAAGGGTCGCCGCGTCAACGTCGAGGAAAGGATTGTCCGCCGCCATAAAAGGGCGGCCCCCGTCAAATGCGTTTTGACGGCCTGCCCTGCTACGGCTTTGACGGCGCGTACCGGATCACGCCCGCGATGGTCGCCATACAAAGCAGCATCGCGCTTGTATCGAGGCCGTGATTGGGCGCGTTGCTCCTAACCTCGCGCCACTCCCAGACGCCAGTGCGGACCTCGACCTTGTGCTCGCCTTTTAGGTGCTCCACGTAAAGCGGGTTTACGTCGGACGGCATCTCCCACTTGAGATCGCCCTTGCCCTCGAGCGCCGCGGCCAGAAGGTCTTTGAAGTAGTCGCCGGACCAGTTGTAAAAGTAAACGTCTCCGCCGCGGTAGTCGGACACTTGCGGATCGCTAAACGGGAAGTTGATCATCTGCCCGCTGGCCTCGTCCCGCATCGTCCACGTGCGGCGCCCGTAGCCGCGCATCGACCTCCAGCCAAACTCCGCGCAGTCGCGATCAACATCCGCCGGGCGATAGCCGCGATCTTGCGCCGTGCAGGCGTCGGCCACCTTGAACCGCTGCTGGAGTTGCCGCAGCTGGTCCCGCGTGTCGATTCGGCCGAACCAGAGCTGCCGGTACCGCGGGCCCTGCGCCGTGCTGAACGCGCCGACCTCGGCCCAGAAATGATCCTGCTGCCGGTCGATCGCGAGGAAGCGGATCGCCTCGTCGGGGATCGGCTGGCCGTCG